CTGTTCCAGTTTGAGCAGCAATACCAATTTGAGTGGCTTTAAGTGCTTCGAGTGGTTTTTTAATATCCGTTAAATCAACTGCCTTTATCTTTGCATCAGGATTAAGACAGAATACTTGTGACCAACGGTGGTGTCCGTCAATAACAAATTTACCACCACCACCTGTTACAATTGATTTTCCAGCAGGTGCAACTACACCACCTTTCAAACAGGCCTCTGCACTTGCAGCATCTTTTAACGGATAGCTCAATGATTTATCCATAACAACTTCATTTTGAGTTGGCTGTAAATCTGTGCAAACAGGAGAAGCGGCAGATGTTTTAACTGGAGCATCTGACGATAAAGATTTTATGGCATCAACAAATTTAGGATCCTTTATATTATCACCCAGCTCTTTTACAAATGAAACATAATCTTTTTTAAGAATTTTTTTCAATTCTTCTTGTGCATCTTCTTCATTTAGTTTTACTTTAACTTCGTTTACTAAACTTTTCAATGAATTTTTCATCAACATTCTCTCTAAATCGTATTAACAAATTCTTCTTGTATTTTAAGTTCTTCTGGCGATGCCTGACCAGTTTTACCCCAATCTGGAAGAACAGACATTATATGAAATGCCTTAGCACTTCTAACATCTTTCATCCACTTTCCTGATGTTGGATTATCTTTATTTTTTAATATGTTCACATGATTTGCACCAGGAAAAACATATAATGGCATACCACTTTCTTTTGCCAACATCACAGAATGTTTTAATGGAACTATATTATCACTACCGCCGTGAATAATTGCACCGTTACCGCTAATTTCAGAACCAGTTAAAGTTACCGTTGGCCATTGTCTATTCCATGCAGGAGCAACAAGGTAAACGGTATCTGGCTTTTTTGCACCCATTGATAATGCCTGAAGAAGTATTGCTCCACCACGTGAATAAGCAATCAATGTTTTAGGATTTTCTTCATTCAAATACAATATCGCTTTTTCAATATCTTCGGTTGTTACACTTGTTGAGTCAGAAAAAGCAGGACATCCTGTATCTTGTTCTGGACTTGTCCATTCTACATTACACGCATCAACCCGCATATCTTTTGGTTTCATCCCATATCCATGAAATGCACCCTTTTCAATTTCAATTTCTTTTAGCAAGTCAATTAACTTAATCATTTTTATCTTATATTGTTTGATAACAAATGAGTTCTTACTATTTCTTTTATCTTCTTACGAAGTTTATTTTTTAATCTTTCTTCAACCTTATCTGATTTTTTTTGTGGTTCTTCCGATTCAGGAGGAACTTCATTAGTCTGAATAGCAGTATCTACTTCTTCTTGTATTTTCAAAGAAATTTTCTCAGCAACATGATTTAATTCTGACAAAAACATTTCTATAACTTCTTCATCTTCGGCCGTCAATCTTCTTTTAATAAAACCGGATATTTTTTCTGTTAATTTTTGAATATCATTTTCATGTTTTTCTTTTTCACTTTCAGTATATGGCATACTTTTTAATGAATTAACTGCCTTATAGAGTGTAATTAAATCTGAATTGTTATGGAATCTAGACGATATTGATTGTAACGAGTCCTTACCACTTCGGTATGAATCTGAATTAAACAATTTCTTAAATAAAAATTTTATAGATGAAGGACTTTCCTTTGGAAACATATACAATATATTACCCTTCCCCTTTTCTGCCAAATTTAATGCATCAATTAATACAATATAAGTAAAAGGACTAATTGCAGATTGCGATATTGATTCATTTACGATTTTTCTTTTCATTTTTTTACTCATGGTATTAGAGTTATTTTTGAGTCTTTTTGGATCAAATAAACACTTATACTTGTTTTTTTATTAAAAAAGTGTAATTTACCAGACATTGGCTTTTTATATTCGTAGCCAATTGATTTTAGTGCATCTATTATCTCATGTTCTTTATACTTACTAGCATCTATAACATTATCCGGAAGCATTGATATATCTGTTAGTTTCTTTTTTAGTTCATCAAAAATTGTATCAAATCCACTTGCTTCATTGATAAAGTTAAACTTGCAAAAAACATTTACAAGTTTTTTTGTAATTTCATTTATCAAATTTTCTTTGTTGTGTTTATTTTTCATGTTTTATCTTTTAATTGTTCTCATAATAAATATAGAATTGAAATTAAATTACCAATTATACACTCTAACTAAAAATATCTTAACAACACGGAAACCTTCTTTATTTTTAAGAAGTGCACAATTACGGTATCTTTCCCATTCAATAGGATATTTTTTATCAAGTATACCATTATTCAAATTCATTATCAATTCATTTAGAGCATTTATTGTGTATATCGTATTTGTTTCTCGTTTTTGATGAACCATTATTGAATTTGGGAGAAATTTTTTGTAACTATCCATTATGACATTATACGAAAGTATTACATCTTCTTTTGTATCAAAAGACTTAAAATGAAATACTTTGTTGTTTAATATAGAAAAATTTTCTTTTATATTATCCAAAGTTTCTTGAACTTGGTATTTTCTTGCAAAAGTACATACAAGCTGTGTCTTCAATAATTTTCTCTCATTTTTTGTAAATTTCCGCACTTAATATAAATATGTTCCTAAATTTGTTTAATGTTACCAAAATCCTCGCCAACATAAATTTTTATTGACATATTATCTGTCTCAAATGCAGACTGCAGAGTGTCAATTAAATCCATTTCATCTGGATGAATATCAAAAACAAAAGCATCATAAAGATACATCATAAACACAGACTTCTTATTTTGTAAATGTGGTAAAATACTTTTTATCTTACGGACATTGTATTCGGTTTCCAATGATTGAAGAACATAATTGAATACTTTATTAGGTGTTGCATCTTGAATATCTCTGAAATTCTTTTCGTAAAACCAAGACTTTACCATGCCATCGGTTTCATATAAGGAATACATTTCATCTATGAGTGCCTGAACTGATCTAAAGAAAGTGTGGTTCATAAATTCAGGCGTAATTGTTCCATATATGTTTTGAAATACTTTTGATTTGAATTGGTCATAGTCCATGTCCATATCCAAATCACTCTGTATCTGCTCATACGGATGATATTCAAATTGATAATCCAATATCTTAGCAAGTAGTTTTATATGGAACGCATCATAATCAAATTGAACTATCTTACCGCCTTCAAATCTTGAACTAATTTTATCTCTACTGCCGTCTTTCTTATTCATTGCAGAGAAATTAAAACCATCCCAAGCATTACTCGGTCTACCTGTTGCAGTATACCACATATAATTTTGTTTCTTCGTTTCATCGCCAACAAGAATATCATTCTTTTCTATTTCATGGAATACATTTATGAAATCATTACAGTAATCTATACAACTCTGTTCAATTGGGTTTTCTGTATAAACTCTCATAACATATTTTGCAATCTTTCTTGCCCATTCCAATTGTTTTGAAAGTGGTATGACATGACCTAAATCTTCTATTTTGTAAAATTTATTGGCGAGCGTTTCCATACCCTTCGGATAAAATTCTTTTGGATTGATATAGTCTGATGTATAATAATGTACATATGAATTTAGATCGATACCATCATTGAAACCGTTATATGCCAATGCTTTCTTATTGAATACAAGTGTTTTTGGATGCAATTTTATTTCATTTAACTTAATGTCTGTATCTACTTCATCTGGATGTGTAAAATTTATGTATTGTTCTTCCCCATCGGTAAATAGAAAATACATACCAATAATGCCAACTGCAGACGGGTGTTTGTTTGGATTGCTTGTAATTGGAATGCAAACCGAAGGTTTTTCTTGAAATGTCATAATAAAGTTTGTATATTAACAGTTAATACATGGTCGTGGATTGAATTGACCATCATATTTACTAAATTCTCTATAATTGTGCAATAGTTCTGCTAATATACGAAATTTTTTTGAATGCCGCAAAACAATTCTTCTATTGGTATCAACTACTCCAGGAGTAACTAATATATCATTTTTATAGACATCGTATTCAGGACCGGATAGTTTCCATGGAATAGCTATTAAACCATAAAGAAATTGGTTTATTCCACCATTTTTTGTGTTGTAAGTGGATGCCTGTTCTTGATCAATCTCATATAAAACTCTATCTTTCTCGTTTCTTTTATACACAAAAAATCTTTGTATAACACCCGCTTCCAACTCTTTTGTAGTTGGCCTTCTTTTAACAACAGATGGAGACCTGTATCTATAAAACTGTGTGTTTGTTCCCAACAGTTTTCTTTTTTCTCCGTTTGAAAACACAGTAAAATGTTTTAGATCAAGATACTTGAAATAACTAGCATTACCTTCTTTATATCTAATCAATCTTTTTGATTTAACAGGATCCCAATCTCTTTCTGTATATTTTTCACCTGTGGAATACTGATGATAATAACCACTATATTCTTTCCAATCATCAAGATACATCAATTCCTGTCCTTTGGTAAATAAGTTTTTAGTAATTTGATTTTCAGAATAAAATATCTTTTTTCTTGTTGCCATTACATACTCCGTTAAAGTGTTCCACTTCCGTCCATTTTCAATCTGGCTGCAGTATGTAATGTGGTTTCCCACATACCACCAGATATTTTATGTTCAATTTTTGTAATAACAAATACTAATTTATTATCAACATAAGTTTTCGGGACAAGATTTGTTGATATTACATCACCAAACCTAAATCCACTAACGCCATCTATCGTTATAGAAAAATCAACTGGATATAATGCCATATTTAACCAATGTGCATTTCCAGGACTTGTGGACATTTTTTTTAATTTTGCCAAATTTCCTCTAAACGCCTCACACCATGCATCATTGAATCCTGTTTTTGAAAAATTTTCAACCGCCTTTACTAATTTTTGTTGAACTGCCGCTGCATCGCCTCCAGACGCTGCATCTGCCTTTACTTCTATATTTGCAGGTTTATTTGCACCACGAGCTTTAACATAAGCAGCCGCTGCCATTGGTGCAGGTGGTTTTGACGATATATTAACATTCTTTATCAGTGGTCTATAAATATCTGCAGTAAATTTTAATGGTGTAACTTTATTCGTATGAGTTGATGATAAATTTGAATCTTCTATTGAAAGAATACACACTGCCAATTTACCATCAGCGTTTCCATCAAAATTGCTCGGTGGTTCGCATAAAACTGGTGATAATTGATACATTTCTCCAGAAGCAACATTTATTCTTTTCAATAATGTTTCAAACCAATTTGTTAAGTTTTTATAGAAAACATTTGCAGAATTTTCTTGAATAAAATTTTTGAAAGTTTCTTTTATGTAGTCTGTTCCAATCAATATGCCGCCTATGTTTATGTCATTTCCATTGACAAATGCAGCATCTTTATACTGTGGTACACAGTCTCCGTATTTTCCCATAACAGCTGAATCAGGAAATACAACATCAATTGGAAATGCAGACTGTATTGGTAATTTTTGTGTTATATTACCTTCAACCGCGACTTTGAATACTTTTCCCAAACCACCGCCGCCACCTTCAAATTTTTCTATTATCTTATTTGCGAAATCAACAAGACTATAAACATTCACATACCAAAATGGTTTAACAGCAGCTGATTCAGGCGGTGGTGGTGGTGGATCTGGGTTTTCAACTTCATCCTCCTCACCATCGGATTCTTGATACGGCCATGCAATTCCAACATAGTCTAACATTTTGCTAACCGTGTTACCAGCAGCAAGATCAAATACTTCTCCTGCAGCAGCAGGAACCCAAGTTGGTATACCAGCTCCACCTGATGAATCTGGCGGTGGAGTTGGCACATCTCCATCAGTTCCTGCTGCTCCCTCTTCTTTTCCAGTTCCTAAATCTGCATCAATAATAGATGCCAAATTATTTCCTTCAACAACAACTTTTGCTGGATCTGTTACTTCACCAGCAGCACCTTCCTCTGATTTTGTTGATTGATCTCCAGAAGCACCAACTGCAATAGTTGCGGCCGATACAATAGATATTGTTGCTGATAATGATAAGTCTACATTGAATGACCAATTGAAATTACTTATTATTCCAGTAAATGCCTGTTTACAGGCAGGACCACCATAGCTCCATCCCCAAGACATTTTAACTTCTTTTCCTGGAACAAAATATGCACTATCAACCCCTTTCATAGAAAATCCACCAGCACTTATTTCCGGCCAAAATGAAAATGCAAAGTTTCCTCGTAAAAGAGATCCAATTGTTCCATCATTAGTTACATCAATAGACGTTAATAAAGGAAATCTTGGCAAATTATTTGAGTTGTATAATTTTAATGCACCACTTTTATCACTCATAACTCTGTCACCTGGAAATCCAAGAGGAATGCCCCCACCAACAACATGACCATATGCGGTTTTTCCATATGACCATTCTACTGCTTTTGTATTTTTTCCACCACGAACTCTAGTTCCTACCTGTGTTGCTCTAGCAGCCAATTCACCCTTTACACTTCCACCAACATTATGATAAAAGGGATTATCATATCCACTACTCCATTTTGGCATAAAATATTATCTCCAATTATTGTAACCATCTAATAAGGAAGCTATACCGGTATCTTCTTGATAATACGGTATTCTTATCACTAATCCAGCAGGAACATCAAGACTACCTTTACCTAAATTATTTGCCTTAGCAATAACAAACCACAATGATTCATCATTATAGTATTCTTTTGCCAATATATCCAATCTGTCACCTTCTTGTGAAAGAATTTGTGTATCTTCCGCTTTATTAAAATTTGGATAAAAAACAGTAGATAGTCTTCTGACGAATTTATTTATTCCGTCAGATTCTATCTTTCTAGCATTTTGAACAATATATGTTCCACCATATCTTTTTGACATAATTCCTCTTATGTAAATGATTTCAATATCACTTTAATAAATATCTATACTGTATTATTTACCATTTATTTCTTCTTCTTTCCTTTCTTTTTCTTTTTGGAATTAGTAGCAGGAGTTTCAATTCATGGCGTGTTACCAACTTGTGCATTAGCAGCATTCGCTTGTTCTAAAGCATCCGCTTGTGTTTGATCCATAGCAGTCCCAGCAAGCATAGAATCTAATTGATCTGATGTATTACCAGACGGATATGTTCCTGGATCTGGTACATTTATAGGTTCTTCTGGTCTTGCCAAACTAAATCCACCGGTATTTTGCTGTTGACCAGTTAAATTTGGAACCAAATTCTGTGCACTAACATCAGGATTTGTTCCTGTTGCAGCCGGAAGGTTTGCATTAGGAGTTCCTGTTTGTGGAACATTTGTTGAACCACCATTTTGTTGATTTGCGGCATCGCCTGTTCTTACTTCTTCTTTCGCAACAAAACCAACATCGCCTATTGTATCTTTTTGAGTATCTTCTCTTGCTGTTTCATCAACAACTGGAATTTGTGTTTCTGTTTCTGGCATTGGTGATGACAATTGAGTATCATCCAATTCAGGAACACTCTGTAAATCTTCTGATGCATCAAAAGCTCTGAAGTAATTTACTTTGTTTGCCGCCTTCGGTAAAAGTCCTGTTTCCAGTGTAGCATCACTATCATCATATAGTGAATACATAACACCATTATATTCTGGTCTGTAAACACCAACCGGAGTAAATCCAACAGAAACTTCTATTGTTTTTGGTAATTGTAAAACGCCAGGATTTGATAAATTCAAATTACCGGCTTTAACATTTGATTTTCTATCGCCTTCAAGGTGTGCAGTTTCCCATGTAGTTCCAACATTGTCAAAACTATATGATAATGAACTTATGAAACCTGGCATTTTTCTATACAAATGACCTATATTCAAACGAATCATAGGTCCACGAATTAGTCCACCCTTTGTATATTCGGGTGCAGTCCATGACGATAAAAAGTTCAATTTACGCCACGATGCTTTCATTTCATCGCGAGATCCAATATGAACAACAAATCCAAAATTTATATTTCTTTCATATCCATCATAAACATAGAGTGGATCTCCTCTACCCATATATTTTACAGGATTCCATTTTGGATTATGACTTTCATTTATATTATTAAAAGTTGCTCTAAATGCTATTATTTCTGCAGGACGATTTACTCCACCGGATGCAATTTTCAAACCGGTGAAATAAAATTCAATCATATCATTTGTACCTGGAATAGATTCATTATTATATTTTCCCTTTTCATATACCAAATCGGTTGTTATATTTTTTGATACTTTTCTGTAATCCAATATGTTTATCCTATCTCCTCTGAATTGACGACCTGGTTTTAATTTTGCTATTCCAGATTGTGTTTTTGAATCTTTAACATAAAGCAAATTTGTAATTGCCGGTATATTTCTTTGAGAACCTGGTTCACCATGTGCACCCAAACCGAAATACTTTTCCAAATTTCTAGAGTGAAATTTAGCAAATCTTGGATCAGATACAAAGTATTCTTTATCTGCTGTATCTGGAACAGTTGTTACTTGACCGTCTGATCCTGTAACTTGGCTTGCTGATCCACCGGCATATACATCCCATCTAAAATCATTATATTTTCTAAATCTGTTTGGAACACTTGGATCTGCTTTTTTCAAATTACTATATGTTGCAGTTAAATACTTTTTTAATGGATTTAATTCATCCGGAGATGATTGATTTATTTTTTCATTAGGAATAGTTGCAACACCTGCATTTACAAAATCTGTTCTACGAACTCTATCTACTATTGTTCTTCTTGAAGGATCGTAAGGATCCAATTGTTTAATTCTTTGTATAGACTGATTTTGTAATTTTATAGGACTTGGTAAAATAGTTGATGGCGAAGAAGATTCTTCTAACGGTCCATTTAATATCTCTGATAATTTTCTTATTGAACCAAAAACCTTTTTATCCGTTTCAATAAAATCATTTACTATTTCTTGCGAGTATGTATTACTATCCTCACCAGTAAAATCTGTATAACTATAATACTGATTTCTTCTGGCGGTTAAAGGAAATTTTGGATTTTTACCGCTTGTTATACTCCAAGGTGGTGCAGTGTATGCACTTGTTGGTGTGCTCGTTGATGGTCCACCTGTTGGTGAAGTTGCTGCTGGAGCGCCATTTGTTGGTGGTGTTCCAGTAGTTGATACAGTAGCACCTGCACCTGGAGGTGGAGTTGTTGTGCTTGGAGCAGTTGGACCATATTCTGACGGTGCAGCAGCAGTATTAACTATATCTGATTCAGGAAGAAGTGGACTTGTGCTATAATAAACTAAATGTGGATGTCTTGATTTTCTTATTGTAGTTCCACCAATTCCTAATGGAGCATTGGGTCCTCCAAAATTACTAGATATTCTGCCTATGTTTGGTTCTAATGAATTATCCCGTGATACATTTGTCACCGGTTGAAAGGAATTTGGTAATAATTCTTTCATCAAACCGATCAATCTGTTGTAGTCTGTTTGATCACCGTCACCGTCTGGTGTTTCTAATGATTTCCAAATATCAGATGTTGGATCCGGCCAAGACTTATATTCACGAATTTTTGTTGTATCTTCATATTTGTTTAATTGAGCAGAATCAATTGCACCCAAAATACTATGTCTTGGTATTCTCAAACCAATTGGTGATCCACCAACATTTGCAATCAAAGCAAGTGGATTGTATATTTGTGTTGGAGACATACCTAATGTTGTAATTGATGAAAGTGTGTCTATAATGCCTTGAGAAGGTCTAGTATCTACGCTTGGATTCATCAATTGTAAACCGACTTGTTTTGCAAGAAATAACAATCCTTTTGCAGATAATAAAAACTTACCTATACGGAAAACATCCTGAACTATTCTTTCCGCAGCAGTAACCGCACCACCCCTAACGAGACCTTCATCAAATCCTATTCCAAATCCCCATCGTTGTCCTATATCTCTTAAAACATATGGTTGATCAAAACCAAAATCTTTATTGTATGAATCATCCCTTAAATTAAATTTAGTATATTGAACATCAAGTGGTGTTGGTGATTTTTTTGTAATTGCCCATTTTGCCAAATAACCTTTACTTTCCGTAACATCTTTCATTGTTTTTGCATACGGGTTGCCATAATAACTCGGTTCAGCATTAACTTTTGAGTCAGGAACTTGATTTGTTAGTGATGCTAGAACACCAGCGGATGACCATGACTTTTTAGCAAAAGTTACAGGTGCATATTTTTCTCTATCGGATATTGATATTCCACCGGCTGATCTTTTAATTTCTAATCCTGTTCTAGATCCTGGATCAGAATTGTAAACTAATTCTGGTTTTATTATTGGATAAAGCGTCTCTGCAAAAGAGTTCATCTTAACCATAAATCCACTTTTTTCAAATGGAGTAAAACCAAAGAAATTAGTTGTAGGTTTATCATTTACAGGTGATTTATTAGGACCACTTTCCGTTGATAATGATGAATAACCCGAAGAAAGTTGTGTATTTGCCTTATTATCAAAAAATGTTACAAACCCTGCATCCGCAGTTGTGTTACGACCTACACCATTTGGATTTGGTATACTATTTCTTACAATTGGTCCTATTCCAAAATACTTAACATTTGGTGCCTCAGACCTAGCACCTTTCCAATTATAGTTTCCAAAATCTGGAGTATAAAATGTTTGATATAAAGCACTTAATGTTTTGAAACCCTGACCAGCTTCATCTGTAATATAATCAACATTTGGTGCTTCAGATCTACCACCTTTCCAAGTAAACAAACTACTTTCGGAATTATATTTACTTTCAAGTAATGGTGGAAACAGTCCAAATCCAGGTGCATTTTGATTTACAAAATAATCAACTGCAGGAGCATTGCTTCTTGCTCCCTTAAATGTAAATTGTGATATGTCTTGGGTATATTCGGATGCAAGTGGTGCAGCAAAAGTTGTAAAACCACCACCTTGATCATTAACCAAAAAATTTACTGCGGGAGCAGCATCTCTACCACCTTTCCACGTAAATTCACTAATATCTTCGGTGTATTCACTTTCAAGTTTTGGGGCTTTTAATGTAAAACCTTTGTTGTAACTATCGGGAAAATAGTTCACCGGAATAGGTTGGCTACCCTTAAAAGTAAATTTTGAAATATCTTTTTTATATTCGGACTCTAATGCCTTTGGGAATTTTGTAAAACCAGGTGCACTTTCATTTCCAAAAAAATCAACAGTCTTTGCGGCATCTCTGCCTCCATTCCAATCGAACTCTGATGAATCTTTTACATATTTTGTTTGTAATTTTTCAGCTTTTCTATGAAATCCAGCAGTTGTAAATTTTCCAGCTTTATCAAAATAATTTACTTCCGGTGCAGAACCAGGACCGCCATCCCAATCAAATTCAGAAGATTCTTTTATGTATTTTGTATCAAGTTTTTCAGCTAAACGATGGAATCCTTTTGTGGTAAATTTACCACCTATATCGAAATAGTTTACTTCTGGTGCAGAACTACGACCACCATCCCAATCAAATTCAGAAGATTCTTTTATGTATTTTGTATCAAACTTTTGAGCTAATCTATGGAATCCAATAGTCGTAAATTTACCAGGCAAATCAAAATAATTAACTTCTGGAGATTGACTTCTTCCACCATCCCAATCAAATTCAGAAGATTCTTTTATGTATTTTGTATCAAACTTTTGTGCAAAAGTATGAAAACCTACGGTGGAATGTCTACTATTTAGGTCAAAATAGTTTACAGCAGGAGCATCTAATCTAAATCCATCCCAATCAAATTCAGAAGATTCTTTTATGTATTTTGTATCAAACTTTTGTGCAAAAGTATGAAAACCAACTGTTGTATTTTTTCCAGTTAAATCAAAATAATTTATTGCAGGAGCATCTGATCTAAATCCATCCCAATTAAATTGAGAAGAATCCTTTATGTATTTTGATATTTGAAATTGAGTAAATGTATTAAAACCTTCTGTTGTGTGTTGTTTCAATAAATCTAAATAATTTACAGCAGGTGCCTGACTTCTATCACCATTCCAATCATATATTGAAGACTCTGGAATATATTTGGTTATACCTAATTGAGAAAATTTGTGAAAACCCTCTGTTGTATTTTTTACAGTCAAATCAAAATAATTTACAGTTGGTGCATTATCTCTAGTTCCATCCCAATCATATATTGAAGAATCTGGAATATATTTTGTTTCCAATGATTGTGCAAGTATATGAAAACCCACATTTGTATTTTTTGTAGTTAAATCAAAATAGTTTACGGCAGGTGCAGTAGTTCTGTCTCCATCCCAATCATAGATAGAAGTTTCTGGAATATATTTTGAATCATACAATTGAGCAAATGTTTGAAAACCAGCATTTGTATTTTGTGATGTCAAATCAAAATAATTTATTGCAGGTGCTGATCCTCTATCCCCATCCCAATCATGTATAGAAGTTTCTGGAATATATTTTGAATCATACAATTGAGCAAATGTATGAAATCCAGTATTAGTATTTTGCCCCTCTCTATCAAAATAGTTTACAGCAGGTGCACTTGTGACTACCCCTTTCCAAGTAAAATCTGATGAATCTGCAATATATTTTGAATCATACAATTGAGCAAGTCTACCGAATCCAAGTGTTGTATATTTGTTTGTAATATCAAAATAATTTACTTCTGGAGAACTTGCACCATTTCCATCCCAATCGTGAACCGAAGATTCCATGATATATTTTGTATCATACAATTGTGGAAATCTATTAAATCCAGATGTTGTATTTAATTTTTTTATATCAAAGAAATCTACTTCAGGAGCACTATCAGATTTTCCAGTCCAAGCAAATATAGAACTATCTGGTTTATATTCTGTCTCATACTGTAATGCAAAAGTTGTAAAACCACTAGTTGTAAACTTTGAATTTTGATCAAAGAAATCTGTTTGTGGTATATTTGCAAAACTAAACTTTGAAGAATTTGGAATATACTCTGAAACATTTGGTTGAGCAAATGTTGTAAATCCAGTTGCATTATCATCTACCATAAAACTAACTGCTGGAGCAGCAGCAGTTTTACCATTCCACCCATATATTGAAGATCCAATTATTTTACTATCACCTATTTGTTGTCTTGCTGTAAAACCAACTACATTATTATTCTGAAAGAAATTTACTTCTTGTGTTCCAATTACAGAAAATTTTGATACTGATGGATCTTCATTTCTTCCAGATGGATTTGTCTTTTGAATAGAATCTATATTGTAAATGGTATTATCTTCAAGTTGTATTGATTGTAAATCATATTTTATAGTATCAACAATTTGTGATGGAGACATTTCCATCAATCTTGATATTGGAACATATCTCAACGGTTCATCATCAAAATTAAGAGATGTTGTATCTTCCAATAATTTTGAAGACAAATCAACTTTCAATATCTTTGTATCTGGAATAGTAACAAAACCATCAACTGGCAATTCCGTGAGTATTTCAACAGTTTGATCAGTTCTATCTATTGATAAAGGATTTCTTTCTAATGCTATGTTTGGATTGATAACATTATTTATCGGTGAAAACAAATCAGAATTTATTACAACAGATTGTGCAGATAAGTCTGCAAATAAAGGTTTTCGTATTATTAAAACATTTGGATTTTCTATATTATCCGATGCATCATCTGGATTTATCAATAACTCCGGACTTTGTTCAGACCTATCCAATGATAAAGGTTTCCTTTGAATTTGTATATTTGGATTTTCTATATTATCCGAAGCATCATTAGGATTTTTTGTTAATTCGGGTGATGATAATTCCAATCCTGATGTTAATTGTGAATCTTCTGGATTGACATTAGAATCATTATTATTTGTTCCATGTTGTTGTTTTTCTATTTTAATTTCAGATTTATTCAACATACTGACGAATTGTTCCTGGCGAATTTCACCAAACTTTGATGCAATTTGTTCAATGGATATTCTACTAAAATTTAAGTCTGTGAATGTCTTGTTTATGCTAGAATACTTTGATACAGAATTTACTAAACCGTTTTCTATAACATTTTTAATAATATCATCAAACTTTGAGGTTTCCAAATAATTCTCAATAGGTTGTGTTTTGAAAGTGCGAATATCATCTAACTTTGTTGTTTCTAACCTATTTTCAATTGGGGATGTATTAAATGCCTTTGTATCATCCAATTTTGTTGAACTTAACCTATTTTCAATTGGAGATGTATTAAATGCCTTTGTATCATCAAGTTTAGTAGAACTTAATCTACTTTCTAATGATTTTGTTTTGAAAGGTTTTATATCATCAAATTTTGTTTTACTAAGCAATGATGATACACTTTGGGTTTTAGGTGCAGAAATATCAGGTGACATTTCAGCCAATTTATCAGTTATTGGTTGTAATGTTGCAAAATTTTTGCCGTCTTTCGCTTTTGATGCCTCAGGAGTTATTTTATCTTCGCGTGAAACTTCGGAACGAAATTTGGATAAATCTGATCTTAAATCTACCAATGGCATTACTTTTCCTATTTGTTTACTATAAATATAAAAATTGATAGATTGTTATACTCTACGACCATAAGTATTATCTATTGCTACATTGTAAGTTTTTCTTACATCTATTTTACTTTGAATTTCCTCAACAGTCTTATCACCAATTTTTATTATAGTTGGTTGCGAAGTTATTGAAGACATTATTCCGATTAACTTTTCAAGTTTTTCAACAACAGGATCTTGACCACCCTTTCCTTCTTTACCAGCAGTAGCAGCTGAATTTGCCATTGGCGAGGATGACATTCCAGTTGCAGGTGATGCAGCACTTTGTGGAATCGATGTTGCCTGTACAGCAGCAGGTGTTGATTTTTCTCCACCACCGCCACCAAACAGAGATGATATACCAGAAACAACACCACCTATTCCTGGCAATGATGTTGCCATTGAAGATATACTACCAACAATTGAACTTATGGTTTCTCCAACTTTTTGTATAGGTTCAAGTAATGCACCTATCTTCGCATCAATTGATTGTAAAACTGCAAGTTGTGAGTCTGTGCCACCAGCGGCAGTGGTTGCACCACCCATCGAGTCCATTGCTGAACCAATCTGTTTAGTTGCACTTGCACTAGCAACTACTGAACCCTGTGGTAGAGATACAACTTCTGGTCCTTTTTCACCAACAAGTGTAGCACCACCCTTTGTTATTGTACCACCCGTTGCCGCCGCACCAATTTTCTTTTCACCTTCTGCACCCTTAGCGGCTTCATCTCCTCCGCCCGCAAATGGATTTAGTGAATCTGGAAGAAAATCCAACATTCCTTTTGCCGCATCTTTTATCGTATCACCCAAACCGGAAAACATACCTGTAAATTTGTCAAACAGGTCTTGAACTAAATTAAATGGTGCCATTATGAAATCAAGAATTGCCTTACCTATTGTTTCTATTCCACCTTTGAAATCACCGGTAAACATTTTTATTATACCGTCTATCAAACCTTTTGCTAAATCAAATGGTCTCATTATGAACTTCAAAATGGAACCACCTATGTCCATTATGAAACCACCAATTTTTTTGAAAACATCTGTAATGTTATTGAAAAATCCATCAACTTGTTCAGTTAATTTTGTTCCAAAAACCGCATCAATTACAGTTGCAATACTGCCCCAAATTAGTTTAGGTATTCCTAAAAATATGTTAATAACATTATCTATTATGGAATCTCCAATTTGCTTTAAGCCACCTTCAAAATCACCTGTGAACATTTTTATTATTCCACCAAATAAATCTTTCAAAATGTTAAATGGTGCCATAATAAAATCAATTATTTTACCACCCACCCCAAAAATAATATTACCAACTGTTTCTTTTATCCACTTAAATACTTCATCAAGTCCTGCAGTCAAATTTGTTCCGAATAATGCATCAATTACACCAGTAACCATTCCTAAAATTTTCTTCGGAACACCAAGAAAATATTCAACCAATAAATTACCTGCGGATTGAGCTGCACCTTTGAAATCACCTGTAAATAATTTTACTACAAAACCAATACCTTCTGTTATTAGTGTTATTGGTTTTAATATGAATGATAATAGATATTTACCGATTGCATTGATTGCAGGTTGTAGTCTTTCAAACAATGCCTTAACACCATCCATAATTCCACCGAACTTACTACCAGTTTCAGTTGCACTCTGTAATGGAGTAAATGCCTTTGATATAGTTTCACTTATACCCTTAAAAACATCCCAAATAGGACTTATCACTGCCTTCCAAAATAGTTTAGCAGGAGTTATTAAGCTAGTTATTAAACCCTTACCTATTTCTATAACTGTTCCTTGAATAAAGTCCATAACTTTACCGATACCATCGAATATGGCAGACAATCCTGCACCTGACTTTTCACCTGTGTCCATTACTGAAAATACTTCTTGGATTGCATCTATTATAGGTTGTATCAAAGCAAAAACAAGTTTTAATGGAAACATAAATGACTTGAATATCAATTTACCAATACCAATCAATATAGTAAATACGGGTTTAATTGCACTCATAATACCATCAAATGTATCAATTAAACTAGATCCACCACTTTCGGCATCAAACATTGCATGAACCATATCAACAAGCGGTGTTATCAATTTTTCAGCAGATTGCTGGATTTTTTTCATTACATCGCCGAGTTTTTCTGCAAAAGTTGCAGAATCTTTTTCAGCAGCCAGTGCTAATAATTTATCAGCAGCACCTTTTTTTCCAAGAGCTAATTGTGCCTCAGCTTCTTTTCTCAATCCTTCTGCATTTTGTAGATGTTTTTGTTCAAGCATTTCAGAAGAAAGCCCAACATCTTTCAACTCTTGTGCCTTAGTAAGCATAGTAGTCATTTCTTCAACAGACATACCCATGGCCTCTGCCATTGACTTTTGTTGAATACGATTCATTTCAGTAAATTCTTGTAATGATCCAGCTTCTTCCAACAACGTATCTTGCAGTTTACCGATTTCACCACTTAATGCATATTCTCTAGCTTTATCCAAATTCAAATTTTTACCGGTTAATACTCTGGCTTCCATTTCTTTAGCAAGTGATGTTTCTATATCTAATAAACCATCACCAATTTCTTGAACTTTTTTCAAATCTGTTCCAAGTAATTTTGCCTTTTGAGCGGCTTTAACCAATGCATCGGATCCACCCTTAAATGCAACAGCAACTTCTTTTGGAACGGAAGCAAGTGCTTTCATTGCAGCTCTATCGGTCATAAGACCTTTGCCCATTTTAACAGTTGAATTTGTTAAATCACCAATAGATTTTCCAGTAATTGCAGACAATGTTTTTATATTATCAACCTCTTCTGCACTCATACCAAATTTTTCTGTTAATACTGCCGTATCTTGAACAAGTTGTTTCATTTTTTGACTAGCTGCACCAGTTCCTTTTGCAATAGAAGCAACATCTAATCCACCCATTGATTCACTAACAGTAGCCATTGATTTAGCAAGTTCGCCTGCATTTAATCCTGTTAGTTTCATTTCACCAGACATCTTTTTTGCAAGCTCATAGGTTTCTCTTGCTTCTTTTTTATTTCCGCCCATGGACTTTTGGACTTCTGAAACCTCTTTATCTACACCGGCAAATGCAGCAATTATCAACCCAACGGCAGCAAGAATACCAAATATAACAGCTTGAGGACCCGCCAATAGTGCCATGCCAAATTGTTTAGCAGCAAGACCTAATGCCTTAAACCCAGCAAGTCCGCCCGCTTGAAATCCAGTCATTACATTAGTAAGAGCTCCACCTAAATTTTTTGTTATATTTTCTTTGAATTTATCAAAACCTAGAGTTTTTATTAATGCACCGCCACCTGGTATTTTTTTAACAGAACCTTCAACCCCATCAAATACTTTATTGAAACCAGTTGAATCAACAAGTTCTTTCATTTCTTGTGTTTTTTTTATTATTTCTTGTTGTTTTGTGGCTTCTTTCTCATTGAGTGCATTGGATTCTTGTTTAGCAGAAATAATTGCATCCAATCCTTCTTTTTGTTTTTGATAAAATTTAACAGCTTCCATATCCCTTTTTGCTGTTGCATCCATTATGTCCATTTCAATGTTACGGATACCGATTTCTTCTCGTTTTGTATCTAACTGTTTATATGAACCCTTTACAGCTGCTTGAGTAGCGTCTGCCATGTCTTCTTGGACTTCGGACAACAAAACACTTGTCTGATAATCCAATTTTATGAATTTGAGGTTTTCTAATCTTTGTGATGCATTTTGTGTAGCGGCTTGTGCTAAAGCATCTTGACGTGATTGTAGTGTGTTGTTTATGTATTCTTCTAGTTTTATTTGTGCAGAAGAATTTTTAAGTAATTCTTTCCCCTTTGATTCAACAGACTCTTTATTTTTTTGTATTTCTACTTCATATCTATTTAATTCTTTTTCAATGTTTAGAATTTCACTTTGTTGTATTTTTATTTTTTCGGCTTCTTTTTCAAGTTGTTTATTTGATTTGAGCATTTCTTGCGTTCTATCAAGTGAATCTTCTTGCAAATCAAGAATAGATTGACTTATTTCTTCTCTCTTTTCATCAGACTCTAAAACTTTTCCGTTAATATCTACTATTTCTTTTGTTATACCCCTTTTTTGTTTTTCTAAATCTAATAGCTGAAATTGAATTTGTGAAGCTTCTTTCAAATTAACAACATCTTCCGATGAAAGTATTTTTAATCTTTCTCGTAACGCGATGAGTTCTTTTGTAATTTCCGCCTCAATTTTTCGCAAATTGCTAATTTCTTCGGCGGTTTTTTTGTCTACTTTATCTGCCATTTATTCAAAGAAAAATTAAAAAAAATAGTTCGTATACATAAATATACGAACTATGATTATTTCGGACTAAATACCGGTCTATTGACTTTATTTGTAGATGGGTTTGTTTCTTTCATTTTATTATTTTGTTCTTCAACAAATTTTGTTATTTGTTGAATATAAAATCTACGAAGATGAATAGGCATTTCATATACCTCATTCCAAGTAAACCCACCTTGACCGTGATAGCAAAGACTAAAAATTTCTTGATGTAAACCTAGTTTATACTCAATTCCCAGGCCAAAAAAATGAAACTCCCATTGGGATGTCTAACTCCTTTACCTCACCAGTTACATCTGAAATAAATGTATATGTCAAATCAAGGTCAGGTGATATTGATTTGATATATTGTCTTAATGCCCTCGAATCTGCCGCAAAAAGCTCGTTATCAACAAAATTATTTATATTTGCTCTTCCAGAATCACCATCAACTGCAATAATGAGATGTTTGAGTCTTGTTGTTAATTCTTTATCAATTCCAGTTCTAGCAAAACTTTTATTCATCGATTTAATTTCAGATTGAATTTCTTTTTCTAACCTATGAGTCATAAGACGGAATGTTACAACTCTTTTTGAATTTGGAAGTTCATAGTCAAATTCATTTTTTCGAGACTGAAATAAGCTATAATCGACCTCCTTGTGCTCGATTTCAGTTAAATCTATTGTTACTTTTTGTTTTGTTCCAGTAGAAAATGGATCTTCAACTTCAACTACATAATCTTTACCATAACCTAAAATCCTCGCAGCAACCATAATTGCATTTTTATCACCAACATATAAATCATTATAGTCTATTGATGTAACAATCAAAGACTCAAACAACTTATCCAACACCACACCTTGTTTAATCAAGTTTTGTGATGTTAATATATCTTCTTCACGAGCAGTCATATATTTCATTTCAATCACACCATTAGATAATGGATTCCCTTCGTGATACAATAAACCTCTTGAAGGCAAAGGTATAATTTCTGTTGGAAATTTTGATTTCTTTACTTCGGTTTGTTTGTGTTCTGAAAGAAGTTGTGCTTTAATATCTGCATCTGAAACTGTTTCTTCTGTGGGTAAATCATACCCAGTTGGAATTTTTGTCATAACTAATCCTATAACATTGTTTGTAATAAAACATTCTAATTTACTAATATAAATATGGGTATACCGAAAAAATCAGCATACCCGTATTTTTTATTTCATCATTAATATAATAATACAAATTGTATTAGTATTGAAGGATAGCATAATCGTATGCAAGTGTGAGAGAAATCTCAACAAATGCATCAGAAGACCAATCCATATCACCGAATGTAGTTGCAGTAATGAAAGCACCTTTGAGTGTCCATTCTTCAACCTTATCACCAACAGGTCCAAGAACATGAAATGTTATGTCTTTCTTGTAAAAGTCAGAATAACCATCACGACCTGTTACTGATTCATGTGATAAACGAACCCACTCCATAACTGCCTGTGCCGCTGATGGAACAATTGGATCATAGAGTTTAATAGAAACATCTTGCCATTCACCCTTACCTTTAACTTTTCTTTTAATGTTAATGTGATCCAATGTTATGGGATTAAAACTGATATTTGGGCGACCAGCACCTTTTATCAAATAAGCCGGAACTCCCTCAATATACATAATAAAACGATTTTGTAATTTCGGCTCAAACGGAGTAAAAAACACTTCCGTGGGATCAAGTAATTCAGCCATTTATATCTCCAAATTAAAATTATTCTTTTAGATAAATATACACATTTCAAAAAATGTTGGGAAGAGTATTTCATCTCCCCATTTAATTCAATTAAGCACCTGGAAATGCCGCACCTGTTGATTGAATGTTGAAATCAAGAATGATAAATTCAGCAGTCTTTGCAGGTTGTAGATATAATTGTCCATAAAGAATGTTACGGTCAATAATATCCGGCGTATTGTTACTTTCATCCATGATAACACGGAAGGCATATAGACCTTGGCGTTGTTGGATTGATTCAAGATATGGGTTCACAATGTTCAAGAAACGAGTTCTTGTTTGTGATGTGTTTTGTTCAAACACAAGGTATCTTGTAGAAGAAGCAATAAACTTTTTAGAAGCAATCAAGAGTCTGCGAACATTGATACGGTCAAGTGCAGATGGGCGACCTTGAAGTGTTTTTTGTCCCCATACACAAACGCCTGTTGCAGGAAATACTGCAATAGGATTTATTCTTGCCTCGTATAATGTATCTCTTTCAGCTTGTGTTAATCTGGTTTTAACTTCAACAACTTCTGTCAAACCACCGCGATTAAGACCAGCAGGCGCAAACCATTCAGCGGCAACACGGTCATTGAATGCAATAACGCCAGGAAGAACAACAGAAGGTGGAACCCAAATAGGTTTGTTTTTATCGAAGTCAATAATTTTAACCCAAGGATAATATGTAGCAGCATAATTTGTGTCAAGACCTTCTGAATTGGATGTTGCACTTGCAATATTATCATTTATTCCAATTGAATCCATTACATAGAAAGCATCACCACGATTTTCACACATATCAATACCATATGTTGTTATTGCAGAATGCAATGAGTGTAATACACCTGGCATAGCAATCAAGTTAATATCAAATTCGTCTGCATTAGAAACGGCATCAATTGCCTTTTTGTAAGCAACATATCCGTCAGCAGATGAATTTGAAATGTCAAATCCTTGTGTGTTTCCAGCTTCAATATATGTTCCTGTTTTCTTTTGTATATTTGGCTTATTACCGTCAAATCCACCTTGGAATGGCAACATAAATTTACGAGAATCAAGAGCAGTATTTGTAGTTAAATCAATTGATGAACTATAAGCAGTTGCACTTGATGGGAAACTTGCACCCGCATTTTGTTCATAATCGCCAAGGTAGAAGTCTTCATTAGATCCTGTTGTTTGATTATCAGAAATAGGCAATGGTCTTAAATAGTTAAAGTTATCTGTATTTGAGAAATCATAATCGAATCCCCAGTAAACTCTTCTATTGTAAGCACCGCCAATTGTTTGGTCTGTTACATAAGATGCAGAAGGTGGTTGTGTAAATGCACTTGGTATTGGTGATATGAGAGCACGGAAACCAAATGGAACTAGGTTAGGTGAAACGCCACCATTAGTTACTGCATCTGTTGTTTCAACACGAATATATTTTGATTTATTAGAATAGTCACCATTAACAACAACTTTACCTTCATCTGTGATTGTTATGTATCTATCACCGATAACTCTAGCAATATATTTTGGTGAATTTGAATCAAGATTACACTTAAATGTTTCAATAACAGAAGGACGAATATCCTCGTCTTCGTAATTGAATGGAGTTTGTGGTAATTTAGATTGATCAACATATCTAACAACAACATCAAAATCACCATATTCAGAACCAGCAATCGAACCAGCAGGACGAATGTTTGCAATACCAACCTTTATTTCATAGTTTGAATGAACACCATGAGAAAGAGTGTGGAATCGGAACAAGTCTGATGCACTTGCACCAACTTTTTGTGATGTCACCCAAGGTGTAGATGCTTCTAAATAATCTTGCAAAAAGTCCCAAGGTGCACCACTTGATCCAGTTTCAATCAATACAGTTGTTAGGGGATCAGCAGCAATAGATGCAGATGCCTGTTGTCTAAAATTAACATAATTGTAAACTGCATGTGTTCCATACGGGTTATACCCATATAAATCGCCGATATATGAAGTATTTTCAGGATTGATAGATGAACTAAAAGGCACACCATCTTCATTTGTTGCATTTGTAAAGAATGAAACATCTGTTGTAAAGTCACCAGCAACAGTTATTACAAAACTACCACTTGCATTTGCAGTGATAGTGGAATCAGCAAACAATGATGTTGAGTCACCACTTGTAACAACAAATGTAGGATGTAAGAAAGAAATCAATTTCTTACCCCATGATCCAGTTGCAACAAGTGCAATTGGATGTTTCAATGAATAACCGCCTGTGCCCATAACTCTAACTATGGTTGCACTACCTGCATTATTCAAATAGTTTTTTGCTGTGTATGGAAGATATGATTGCTCAAATGTTCCACCAAATTTTGTTAAAAATTCTCCATATCCTTGAACTACGGTAGGGACAAATGCAGGTCCCTTGAGCGTTGGTCCTATAAGAGCAGCACCAATTTGACCAATCCCCTGTTGAAGGAATGATAGATCATTTTCATTAGTAAACACTCCAGGACTTACAATTCTTTCATTAGCCACTTATTATCTCCAAAAAAATTATAGAATTAAGTCTTCATATAAATATGAAGTAAAAAATCCAAACTACGAACCAGACGGAATAAATTTACCGGAGTCTATATCTAAAATACCATCACCATATTTTTCATTTAAAGATTTAACAAGAGTTTGTTCTTCGTCTTGTAATGTAGTATATTCCGTGAATAATTTTTCACGTAATTCTTTCATTTGATCCAATCTCTTTGTCAATAAATGTAACTCTATTTCAACTTGACCAATTTGTGCAGTTGTTCGAGCATATTGTGATTGTAAATTTTTAACCGCAACAACATCATCATCGGAAAAATTTTGTTCAGTTGTATTTGATGTAACTTCGTCTGCCATAAAAACCTCTTAAATAAAATATAAAATAACAAATATAAATATGTAAAAAAATATCAAAAACTATTATGTTTCATCAAATTCAGTTGGGTAAACATCCGGAGATCTATTGATAGATACATCGGTTAGTCTTTTTACCTTTTCTCTGTAATGTATTAATTCTTCATCTGTTTGTTTATTGAGTTTACCAAATCCTTTTTCATTTTTACCAATGCGAAGAACATTTCTTCTATCGGAATTTGAAATTCCAAATTCATCATTATTTTGAGAAAGTTCTGCGGATTCTCTAGCAAGAATAGAATTTATATCACTAAATGCCTCGGATGTAAAAACAATTTTATTGGCAGTAACCAATCTCTTTGTTGTTGTTTGAGCAGCAACATCTTTTGGTAATAAATAAGCATGAGCAGTAATCTGAAAAGAAGCACGGACAATTCTATCTTGACCTGTTGTATTACTATTCTCCATTCCAATACTATCCATATTTGTAGAAAATTTGAAAAAGTTTTTATCACCAAATGATTGACCACTAAAATACACAAAATTTTCTACAATGTAATTCAATTGATTTTGATATTCACACCAAGCAATAAAATCGTATGAAATATCAACATAATCTGGCATAGGAGTCATAAAGTATTCAGAGGGTTTTTTCTTTTCATATTGAGTGCTAAATCTATCGTATGGTGTTGTTGCATTATATTTTTGTCTCATATAATACGCAATCTGATTTACATTAGCAACTTTATTTCTACGCATTTCCGATTTAATGTTTACGCTTGAACGGCGAAAAGTAATCAATGGTGCAAGTGTTTTTCCCTTTTTATCTTTTAGGAAACCATCTCTTTGAATAGATGCCCATTTTTCAGAATTTGCATAAATGATTGGAACCGATATATTCTCACCACCATCTTCAACTTTTAATTGCATTTTTTGATCGATAAACGATTTTATTGCAAAATCAACATCATATAAAGTAATTCCAAGACTTCTTGTTTTATCTTTATCCCGTCTTACTTGTAAATCTCGCCTATAACCTAAATCAGTTCTTGGGTTTTGTATAGAATTTTTGTCATCTATAAAACTATCACTTGTTCTACGAAGTGGTGGTTTCCTATATTTGCTAGAATTATTCATTATATGTTGCTCGGTATATCATTATTATCAATTGGAATTGCCGGTCTAAATTCTTCAATATGTATTCTTGAACGTCTTGTCAAGTGTGTATTTGCAATAATAGAAACATTATGACCCCATTTTTCAGTTGCAAAAGAATAATCTGGATTTTTTCCGCCGAAAAATTGATTTTCTTGAATTGAATCAACTTCCCAAAAATCACCATTATATTCTATGACATCACCAACTTCAATAAAAATATCAACCTCTTTCAAATACTCTCGTATAAATGCAAAGTTTGCCGCCTGTTGGTAGTCTTGTCCAAATTCAGTTCCTTCATATGTCTGTGCTTGATAATCTATCAATGACGGAACTTTGATAGGACTGTGATATACTTTTTTATCGGATTCATTATACAAATTTGTTTTTGTATTTTCCAATGAAAGTTTGTAAACTGCAACCTCTGTATCAATTATATCATTGACCAATTCCATATTAAACTTGTGAACAAGTCCAGCATCTCTGGTTCCATGAAATAATGGCATTATTTTATCCTATGTAAATTGATAAAGGAGTTCCATTCAAACTAGCTGCAAGTGCTTCAGTTTCTAATCTTTTTGCTTCTAATAATTTACTTCTGGTCATTGTATCTAACATA